AAAAACAATTCCTGTAATGGTACACCATGAACGCTATGATCTTACTGGCGAGAACTTGGATGAAACATTCAAAGAACGTATCATGTTGGAAAACATGCCCGGCAATGATCCTAGAGATTTCAATCACATTACCTGGCGCAAACGCAGGGTTGAAGAAACTGAAAAAATTGCAGACTATCTTGACAGCATGGGCCGCGATACCACGTGGTTTAGAGATTCAATGACAGGTAAAAATCCAAACATCTGGTCTAGAATGGTCCTGCAAGATCCACACAAACGATTAAGACAATGGAAGGACAGTCCCTTTGAGTAATGAACTAATAGACAAGATTGTGCAGTACTGGGATCGCCAGCCCTGTAACATCAACCACAGCGCCAGTGAAGTTGGTACTGAACAATTTTTTAACGAGAATAGCGAAAAACGCTACTTTGTTGAACCACATCTCAAAGATCTAGCACAGTTTCATTTGTATGCTGGCAAACGTGTGTTGGAAATTGGATGTGGCATTGGTGCCGATGCAGCCGAATTTGCCAAGCATGGTGCTGAATATGTTGGCATTGATCTCAGCAGTGAAAGCATTGCATTGGCCCGGAAACGATTTGAAGTGTTGGGACTAGAAGGTCAGTTCATTCAAGGCAGTGGCGACGATGACCTTGCACACCTGGGCAAATTTGATTTGGTTTACAGTTGTGGTGTGTTGCATCACTACCCAGACATTGATCGTGTGATTGAAAACATACACAGTTTGACTGTAGACGGTGGCGAGTTCAAAATGCTAGTGTATGCTCGTGACAGTTGGAAGTATGCCATGATCCAAAAAGGTCTGGACCAATACGAAGCACAAGCCGGATGTCCGTATGCCAAAGCCTACACAAAAGAAGAAGTCTATCAGTTGCTAGAGGGCAAATTCCATATCGGACGCATTAGACAAGCGCATTGTTTCATGTATAATGTACCTAAGTACAAGCAAGGTATCTATGAACTGGAACCTTGGTTTGCGGCAATGAGCGAAGAAATGCGTCAAGCAGTTCGCGAATACTTGGGTTGGCATCTACTGGTTAAAGCAACAAAAATATGAAATTAAAAGTTAGTGAGTTATTTTATTCTGCACAGGGCGAAGGACGCTTTGTTGGTGTTCCTAGTGTGTTCTTACGCACATACGGATGCAACTTCACTTGTTCGGGCTTTGGCTGCGCTCCAGGCGTGCAGTCTACTGAAGCAGACGAAGTGGCAAAGAACATACACCTGTACAAGGATTTTCTTGAACTGCCGCTTGTGAACACCGGATGTGACAGCTACGCTTCATGGCATCCTGCATTTAAGGAACTAAGTCACACACTCACACATGATGAACTGATTGAAAAGATGTTGGTTCTTACACCCAATCATCACTGGCAACAAGACAACGGCAATGATGTGCATCTTGTGATCACAGGTGGTGAACCGCTGTTGGGTTGGCAGCGTGGCTATGAAGAACTGCTGAGTCAATCTGCCATGGGTGATTTGAAGAACATCACATTTGAAACCAATGGCACTCAAAAGTTACAGCCAGCATTTCGAACATTTTTGCACGAGTGGCGACGCCCTGCACTAGGGGCCGTGCCCACACGAGAAATTACTTTTTCAGTAAGTCCCAAGCTGTCAGCATCAGGTGAATCGTGGTCGGATGCTATCAAGCCCGAGATTGTGGCAGACTATCAAATGCATGGCACAGTATATTTAAAATTTGTGGTAGAAACACTGGCACACTTTGAAGAAGTTGATCGTGCTGTGGCTGCATATCGTGAAGCAGGTTTCCGTGGTGTTACCTATGTGATGCCACAAGGCGGTGTGGTCACTCCATACGAACGCAACCGAGTGAATGTGGCAGACTGGGCACTGGCTCGTGGTTATAATTATAGCCCAAGATTGCATGTGGATCTCTGGGGCAATGGCTGGGGCAAATAAATGTCTGAAACAAAAAAACGCACAGTGGTAAGGATGCTTACCTATAGATTGACTGCTTGGTTGTTTACAATCTTTTGGACTTACATGTTCACAGGTAATTTAGGAAATTCAGCAGGGTTTGCTACTGCATTACACATTTTGTTGAGTGTTGATTATTACATACACGAACGTATCTGGTTGAAAATTAAATGGGGCAGAACTGATGTTTGATTGGTTTAAAAAATCTCAAAAGAAATCACCCGTGGTAGAAAAAGTTACCAAGGCCAAAGTTGTGGAACCACCACCTAAAACTGAAAAGCAACTTGCTACCGAAAAGGGCGAGCCTTATGTGGCTGTGCTTAGTATGGATGTGGATCCCAACAACCTGCATCAAGGTGCATTTGAACTAGACTGGAATGAGATTTTTGTGGCTCGCTTGGTCAAGGCCGGCTATATGCTGAAACCTGCTGACAGTGACGGTGAGATTGTGGATCGGTGGTTTCAAAATGTGTGCCGACATGTTGTGATGGAAACATGGGAACAAGAACAAGCAATTAAAAACTCCGGCATGTATGTGCAAAAACGTGATCTCGGAGACGGACGGAGCGAAATAGGATGATATTCAATCACATTAAAGACCTCAAAGCCGAAGGTAAAAAAATCGGCATCACATTCAGTCAATTTGACATGCTACATGCAGGACACATTGCCATGTTGGCCGAAGCAAAGAATCATTGCGATTACTTAATTGCAGGCCTGCAAACAGATGCCAGCATTGACCGACCAGGAATTAAAAATCCCCCTGTGCAAAGCATTGTGGAACGCCAGATACAATTGAGTGCGTGTAGATTTGTAGACGAAATTGTTGTGTACACTACCGAACAAGATCTAATTGACTTGATACTAACCTTGCCAATCGATGTACGCATACTTGGTCGAGAATACGAAGATACCAACTTTACTGGTCGCAATGAAGGTACTGGACAACACATTGAGCATGTGTTTAACAGCAGAGACCATTCATTCTCAAGCTCAAGCCTGCGCAAGCGTGTGGTAGCTGCCGAAACAGAAAAAGTACTGCTACAGAAATGATATTGTATGTGAATGGGTGTAGTCACACAGCGGCTGCCGAAGCAGTTGTGCCTGATGTAATGGCTGTGGATGATGGCCGTTACGGAATTGATCGCCGCCCGCATCCAATCAACTTGGAAGCCAGTTGGGGTCGTCACTTGAGTCGAATGCTAAACACTGAATTTTACTGTGATGCCGAAACAGCAGCCAGCAATGATCGTATATTGCGCACTACTACAGATTGGATTCACAACAATTATAGCCGCTTGTATGATACTGTGATGGTGATTCAATGGACCACATGGGAACGAGAAGAATGGGTGTTCGAAGGCCGGCACTATCAAGTAAATGCCAGTGGTGTAGACATGGTGCCGCCAGAACTTGAAGCTAGATATCGTCAGTATATTTTGGATGTGAATTGGAATCAAAAAACAGATGAATGGCACAATAAAATCTGGCACCTGCATTGTCGACTAAAAGACCTTAATGTGCGGCATCTTTTCTACAGCGGCAACAGCACGTTTAGTAATATGCCAAATCAAAGAGATTGGCAAAATCACTATATCCAACCTTACTCAAACGAGCACAGTTGGAATGCCATACTAAAAAACAACGGATTCGAACATGTGAATCCCAAAAGTTATCACTTTGGGGCCAATGGCCATAGATTTTGGTCAGAATATGTGTTACAATACTTAAAGCAACACAAACTTCTGGACCGTCCTAATGAAATATCTACTGATTGATACTGCCAACATGTTCTTCCGTGCCCGCCATTCGGCGCACAGGGCCAGCGACACATGGACTAAATTAGGCTTTGCACTGCACTTGACCATGATGAGTGCTAATAAAGTAGCTAGACGTTTTGGCGTGGACCATGTGGTTTTTGCACTAGAGGGGCGTAGCTGGCGTAAGGATTATTACAAACCCTACAAAGCCAATCGTGCTGTGGCCCGCGGTGCCATGAGCGAAACTGAAGCAGAAGAGGACAAACTGTTTTGGGAAACCTATGATGAACTGACTAAATACTTGTCTGAGAAAACAAATTGTAGCGTGATCCGTTGCGCAACAGCAGAAGCGGACGATATCATAGGCCGCTGGATTGCACTACACCCCCAAGATGAACATATTATTGTCAGCAGTGATTCAGATTTCGTTCAGTTGGTTGCACCAAATGTGCAACTGTACAATGGCATAAACGATCACCTGTTCAGTGTTGATGGCGTAACTGATGCCAAAGGCAACCAATTGAGTTTCACAATCGAAAGCAATTCAAAGATCAAAGTAGGCAAAGCCGATCGTAGCTTTGTGGCTCCAACTGACTATCAGAAATGGGTGCTATTCTTGAAATGTGTACGCGGTGATCCCGGCGACAATGTGTTCTCGGCATACCCTGGTGCACCAGTTAAAGGCACAAAGAATCGTGTGGGCATTACAGAAGCATTTGAAGATCGCAACAAAAAAGGCTACAATTGGAACAATCTCATGTTGCAACGTTGGACTGACCACGAAGAAAAAGAACACAAGGTGCTTGACGACTACGAACGTAATGTCACACTGATTGACCTCACTGCACAACCACAAGAAGTAAAAGATACTGTGGATGCTGTGATCAGTGAACAAGTCAGCAACAAAGACACGGGCATGGTGGGCGCACACTTTCTTAAATTCTGTGGCA